TCCTCGGTCTTCTCCTCGGTCTTCTCCTCGGTCTTCTCCTCGGTCTTCTCCTCGGTCTTCTCCTCGGCCCTCGCAGAATCGAGAATAGCGTGGATTGCTCCCATGGCTTTGGAGTACTCATCGAGCTTGGCGTTCAGCTCGGTCTGTTTCTTGTTCAGCTCTTCGAGTTCGGCTTTCACGGACTCGATCTGCTTGCTCAGGACCTGAGCCTGGCGCTTCTTGATTTCCACGTCCTTGTCCGGCATCTCCTTGCCGTAACGTGCCATGAACTTCTCCAGCCGGTCGTTCAGATCTTCGGGGACCCGGGTGAAGTACGAAAGAGCATCCTTGTTGAATGCGATGTGGTACAAGCAAAGCTCCTCCGTGATGTTTCTCGGAGTGAGGATCTTGCTGAACTCTTTGTTGATTGGGTCGTGGAGCAGAGTACCTGCTCGGAGTTCGTAATCGGGGTGTGCTACGTTTTTCATCTGTTGTTCTGTTATTCGTCTTAGTGCTAAGTCGGCTTCGATCAGGCAGAAGCCGCATCGGGAAACTGACTTATTCAAAAAGTACCGAGAAAGTTCATCTACTTCTCGATGGAGAGCGGGGTTCTTTTCCAATTCCAATGTATGGGCCCGATAGGCTTCGCCTTTCAGGGACCCATACTTGGATTGGTAAGCTCTCAGTCTTTCGAGCATGTCAGTCATGAGTGCTACGATTTCGGGGCACCTACATAGGTGCTCAGAACGATGACATACTCTCCGTTGATGTACAGCTTCCGGATGTTTGCGTCGTCAATCTTGGCACTCCACTGGGTTTCCGTCTGGGAGGGCCCAGAGTTGTTGGTGTAGTACAGTTTGGGCGGATTAGCTGCGTCTCCTGTAGTACCATTGACGAAGATGTAGTTTGCCGGAAGTCCCGATCCCGGGAATGCAACAGCCGGATTCGGAGACGTAGGAGCTGCGGGCATGTTCACTTTGGTAATTGTCTGACAGCTGTCTCGAGTCAGGGTGATGGGAACCATATTTCCTACGGACTCCTCAGTATCATTCAGGAACTCCATCATGCCCTTTACCGTACACCCTGTGCTGCCTCCGGCAAGGAGTCCCTCGACCATGAGGTCGGTGGTCTTCTCGTCCGTGTTGAAGAGGCTCATCGGGAGCGAACCTTCCTGAGCGATTGTGCCGTTGGCCAGAGTTACCTGGTAAGCGACGCCGTCGGTCATTTCGGTAGTGACAGTGATTTCGGTGAGCTCCAGACCCGAGTCCCAGCCATACACCTCGTACTTGGTGTCCCCGTTGTCTCCGGTGTCGTTGTTCTCGACGATAGCGATGACGCGGGCATTGGTCAGGCCGTTTACGAACTTCTTGGCTGCTTCCGACTTCTTGAAGATTCGGACGACCACGTTGTGCTGGTGGGTCTTGAGATACGTGCCAGCATTGATGGTGTCCGAGCCAACTGTTGCGTTGGGCAGCGAGTCGACTTCGTAACCAGTGGCACCGGCCTTGAGGATGAGCGAAGAGATAACGTTGTCAGTTACAACAGACTTCGATTTGTCGGCGTCCGAGTAGCTGAGGAGAATCACCCTGGCGGTGGTGCCGGCGATTGCCGGCTTACCACACACCTGGTTGGTGAATCCTGTTTTGATTTTAGAACAATCAAGTCCTGCCATTTTCTTAGATTTTTGAGGATTAGATACCTACCGAGAACAGATCCGGGTTAGTGAGCTTGGCATCCGCCCGACCCATGAGTTCTACGTAGACTACGCGGTCTTTGTACTCGTACCAGATCCGCATCTTCTCGAAGCTGTCGATTGCATCAACACCTATGCCGAGGACGCTCTTCGAGGTGAAGAGGATTCGATGGGGGTTGTTGAGCTTCGTGCCAGTGTCTTCCGACGTAGCGATGATCTTGTCCCAGATGGGCATTGCGATGACAGGGATGCCATTGAAGCTGAGAGCCTCCATGCCATTCAGCAGAGCTAAGCGAGCCGACTCGAGGCAGCAAGCGTCCATAAGAGACTGCTGATAGGCATCGTAGACAGACTGAGTAACGAGGATAAATTTGTCAGACTGCTGACGGAGCAGAAGCGGGGCACTGAACACGACCGACTGAATGTATTCCTTGGCCTTGCCCGGAGTAAGCTTCTGAGCTGCGTAAGATGCCCCGGCATTTTCCGTAATTGTTGCTCCGCGCTGGGACGGATTGGCTGTAGCCTGTGTGGTAATCTGTTTCCAGAAACCGTCGATGATGGTGAAGAATTTCAGGTCGAGCCCCTCCGTAATGATACCGCTGTTGGTAACGTTTTTGGCGTTTTTGTCGTTGAACCAGAACAGGCGGTACCAGAAGTCCATAATGGAGCGCTCCAGAACCTCAATGACGATGTTCATGTAGTCCGTATCCGTGAAGTCCGGAATGTCGACGCCGGTGCGGAGAGAGTAGATAGTTGCCGACTGCTGAAGGTCAGTGTAACACTGGGACAGGAGGATCTCCCAGATGCCGGGCTCCCATTTCAGCTTGCGGGTGTTGATGTTCCACGGCTGAGGAGTCGGGTTACACCCGGTGTTGACCACGCCGACCATGCCACCCTCACCGATGTAACCCACCTCGGTGTTAGTGACGATGTCGGGGAAGACTGTGTGAATGGAGTTGATGTCAGGACCCTGAATGGTGTCCTCCATAATCATCTCCGAGATTGCCTGAATGACCCGTCCACAAAAAGTGAACTTATCCATGTCGAGGAGTCCGCCGTTTTTAGCTGCCATAGTTCTTAAAGCTTTTGAGTTTGACTACTTGAGGATCTTTTTTGCAGCGTTGACCTTCTGGAGCTTTTCGCGAGCTTCGTTCTTGAGGTCAGCTGCCGAGGGTTCGGGCTTCTTGCCTCCGGGCAGAACAGTCTTGCGGTTCTTCGGGCGGTAGTTGCTACCACGGAGGTTGCGGAGTTCGTTCTCCTGCTCCTCGATGAGGTTCGTTGCCTCGTCGAGCATCGCCTCCAGTGCTGCAACGCGGTCCTCGAGAGACTCGGTGTCCTCCATCTCGATGCTGGTGACGATGTTGTCCTCGACTGTAACCACCCGGCCGTCTTCCAGAACGACAGTGCCCGACGTCTCGCCGTTGGCGAGAGTTGCCTCTACACCTTCGGCCAGATTGTCCTCTTCACCTACGGTCTGGAGAACGACCTGACCCTCAGCATCCAGATAGTCGAAGTTGGCGGGAGCGCCTTTCTTGCCATTCCGGAATGCCTTGACTTTGCTCATGAATTTTTCATAAGCGCTTTTTTCGTTTTTTGCCATAGCATTAAAAATTTGGTTTGTGTTGTATGAATTGATTTTGGAAATGAATCCCAAGTCAAGAAGTGATTTGGCATCATGGATGCGCTCCTCATGCATGACATTGCGGAGCCGTTCCCGGTCCTGACCTGTCCTCTCGACGTACACGTCGAGAATAGCCTCCTCCTCCAGAGCAAGCTCCTCGGCAATGCTGCGAGCATCGTCGGAAGTGAGCCAATCCCCGACAGGCATGTATACCCGGTGGATGAGTGCCCGGCAATTCCTGTTTGCCGACCGGTTCTCTGCCGGAGCTGCCAACAGGATGCACACTGCCATCGAGTGGCATCCCCCGACAATATTTGTGTATATGGTCCTACCACTCATGCGAAGAAGGTCATAAATCTTGAAGCCCTCCTCAACAGAGCCCCCGTCACAGTCAATGTTGATGCACACCTCCTGTTCGTCGGGGTGTTCATCAAGTACCCGGCGGAAGGTCTCCACGGAACAGATCTCTGAGGTCCCGCCCCAAAGCTCCATCATGACCCGATTCTCTTCTGAGTCAATTGCGCCTTTTAAGTTGATGAATATCATGTGCCAAATTATTTCGATACAAATATAATTATTCCTAATAGATATTGAAATACTATTTGTGCTGGACTATTTAAAAATTAGCCCGGTCCTGAATCTGCACGTAGTTAGCATCTTCCCTCCGAATATCTTCGATTGTAGCAATCACTCTCACCTGGCCAAATGCTTTTTGAATTGCCCTCTCCATGTCAAGCCGATTCATAGGTTCCGACGCCTCAGCGAATGATCGGATAGCATATCCCCCGTCCGATCCAACTTTAGTGAACGGTACTCCGCCACCGAGTTCGTTTATGGCTGACAGAAGAGGCAGGAACATGCGGCTCGACTTCTTGTTAATGATGGTCTCGCCTCCTTCCGCCTCAATGTGCACTCCTCCAGCAGCATGGCTGGGGCCCTCAATATATTTACCTCTTGCGGCTTTCGGCAGAGGAGCTGCCCAAAGAGCTGCCATCTGGACTGCTCCCAAAGCTGCAGCTGCTGCAATGAACGGGATAGCCAAAGGGAATCCCATTTTAGCCGATGCCATGATGGAGATGGCAGTATTGATGCCAATCTCGAAGGATCCCATTGCCCTCTCCCGGATAGCTTGCTCCCGTTCGATTTTGGCCAACTCCTTCTCCTTCTGTTTCTCCATCTTGATTTTCTTCTCGTTGTACTGGGCCTCCGTGATTTGGCCATTAGCGTACATGTTTGCCAATGCCTGCTCCTCCCGGCTGTATTGTTCTTCTACCTCCTGAACCCGGCGCTCCCCGAGAGCACTGGCCAAGTCATTGAAAGCATTAGCAAAGCCGGATGCTATTTCAGCATACTCCCTGAGCTTCTCAATTCGCTCCTCCCATAAAGCCTCTTCATTCTCGGCCATCTCAAGTTGGATCTGAGCAATGGCGTCCTCGTTTCCTTGAGCTGCTGCCAACTCGGCCTCCAGATACCTTTTCCGGATCTCATACTTGGACTTGTGATTTAACTCGGCTTGAGTGAGCTCCTTGTCGAGGTCCATTTGCTGGAGACGAAGATTGTTGGCTCGGAGCTGGGCCTCCTGCTCATAGGTTTTCTCCCCGGCAGCTTTCCTGGCTTCGATTTGTTTCTGGAGCATCTCATTCTCGAGCTCCAGCTTCTCTCTCTCGTTGTCCGCTGCCTTTGAGAGATCTTCGGCATACTGTTCGTTGAGAACTTGGTTGAACCGGTCAAGTTGCTGTTTGGTAGCGTCCTCGCGGATCTTTTTGATTTCATCCTGGAGGTTCTGCTGAATCTGTTTCTCGAGTTCGGCTCTGTTGACCAGGAACTGCTCATAAGCGGCATACTCTTTCTGGTATTCCTCCTCGCTCATACCTCTCACGAACTGGGGAGGCTGAATGTTGGCCAGCTCCTTCATGGCATCCTGGTACTTCTGAGTAACCTGGGCAATCTGCATGTCGACTGTGCCTCCGGAGGCTACAGCCAATATGTTGGCTCTCACCCCAGCAAGGTAGTCATTAAGCTGTTTGGCTTGGTTCTCGTAGAACTGCTTGTCGGACCGAGCCATGGCATTCAGAGCCGTCTGATACTCCTTGTTAGTGATTTTGCCGTGAGCTTTTTGAAGAGCGAGACGCTCCCGGGCTCCATCCTGAGCTGCCTTGTAGAGTTTCCTTTCATACTCCATCCGGATGGCGATGCTCGTAGACTGGAATGTTGTTTGAAACCTGAGATCGTCTTCCCGGATTTTCTGCATGGCTTCCGAATTCTTCAAAGCAACCTCCAGAGCCTTATCGGCAATGGACTGCTGAGCCTCCCGATTGGCTATTGCAGTCTCGAGAGCCAAATTGGCAACTGCAGCTCCTTCATTCTCGATTGTCCGGAACAGTTCTTGGTATCGACCTTTCAAGTCGTCGAGTTCCTTTTTGGCCTCCTTGTATTTGTTCAAGCTTCCTGACCACGTGTTGAGCTCCTCCTCCTTGGCTGCAATCACCTTCTTCAAGGAGTCGAACTCATCCATTGCAGCCATCTGTCTTTGACGAGCTGCACTCATCTCAATCTCGCGGAGCTTGTTGGCTGTTTTGAGCTGAGCTTCGGCGATCTGTTCCGACGTGGCATGATTGGCTTTGAGGTTCTCGATCTCCCGTTTGCCCCGGATCTCCTCGGCTTTGGACAGAGTGTTCCGCTTGGTCTCGATCTGATCCAGTACATACGTGGAGGCTTCGGCAGCTCGATTGTATGCCTCCATTGCCCGGGTTGCTCTCTCTTGAGCTTCCGTGTTACTGTTAAATGCGTTCGTAAGAGCAACCACTCCAGCCATCAATCCGCCCACTGCCGCTGCCACCAATACAACGGGATTGGCAGCCAAAGCCGCGTTCCAAAGCCATGTGGCAGCTGCTGCTGCTTTGGTGAGGATGTTGCCAGCTCCTTGTACGGCATTTTTAGCAGCTATCGCTTTCGTCTCGGCGAGAGTCTGGTTGATGCCAACCAGCTGAACCAAGTTAGATGCAGCTCGATAAGTGGCTTCGGTCTTGGAGAGAGCTGCTTGGAGAGAAGACAAAGAGGAAAGAGCCGTGATGATGGTTATCATCTTCGTCATGATAGCATTGAGCTCCTCGTTCTCGCTCCCCAGTACCTGAGTGGCTGTGGTCCATAAACCGTAGACGGAAGTGATTGCCGAAGTTGCATCCGTGACAGCGACCAGTGTGTCGATTCCTCGTCCAGTCTGGTCGATGGCTGTATTGACCGTGTCCTCTGCCGCCTTGAGCTCCCCAGCTCGCTTGACCATCTCCTTGAAGGATGCTGAACTCGTATCCCCGGCTTGAGCCATCCGGATCAGAGTGTCGGTCAAGTCGTTGAGCTCCTGTTTCAGGTTATCCGTTGCCTTCTCGTAGTTACCAACTGACCGGCGATAGTCCCCGAGTGCCTCCTCCTGAGCTTTGAGCTCCTCAGTGGTCTCTGCAATACGCTTGCCGAGTTCGGCTTTACGAGCCGCGTCCTGCATCGAATTGCCTAACTCTGCAAACTCGGCATTGTCCAAAGCCAGCTGGGTTCTAAGTTTTGCTAAACTTGCCTCCTGTTGGTTCTGGAGCTTAATATTGTTCTGGATTTGCTTCTGGTACTTGTTCGCCTCGCTGTTGATTGCCTTGATCTGGTTGTCAAGCGCATAGTATTCTTGAGCATTCTCCTCGGTCACTTTGCCCAGAGCCTTCTGTTGATCCCTCAGCTCCTGGGACCGGAGTTTCAATTCGGCTAACGTCTTGAGGGCATCCTCAGCTGTTACCTTGACATTGTAAATTGTGCTTTTCTGTTCTTCGGCCATATTACATGCGTATTAGGTCCACTTTGGTTATCTTTCCAGCTTGGAAGTTGTTTATCTTCGAGACGTAGAACCAGAACCCATGCTCTTCCAGCCATATCGGGTTGAACAGGTCCAGGCTTTGGATGTCGAGCGAGTCCAAAAGAATCTGGGTCTGTAGGATCTTTGGTCTTTTGAGTATATTGTTGATGAGCTTGCCGTAGTACTTCGGAACGTAGTAATTCAAATTTTTGAAGTATGCTGTGTATAGTCGTACTCGTGTAAGGGTGTAGCCTACACTTACCTGGGGCCACATATAGTCAGACTTATTGATGCGGACGACCATCGGCTTACTGAGAGCATTGTACTCCCAAGTCGTCTCGGTCATTTCCCCGTTCTCCATCCGGCCTCTATTGATAGTCCAGATCGGGTAGTTAGCAAGTGTGTGGGTCTTGCTCGTACTGTCCCCGTCATAGAGAGTTTGGTTGAGTCCTGCCAAGAACCCAATTTGGAACAGGAGTTTAGTGGGCTGGAGGTTGACGTCCGGGATGCTGAACTTGTACGAGTCAGTAACGTTGTTGTCCTTGTTATCCTCTAACTTTATCTCGTTGGACTGGGCATAGCTGGACAATTGGAACGTAAGTTTAGTGTCCTTTCCTTTGATCAGCTTGTCAGACCAATTCTTCCCGGACGAACTTCGTCTGTTGTAAAACTCCTGAATAGAGTATGCTCTTGCTACCTTTGTGTCGGGATTAACGTCGATGGTTAGACCAAACAGCTGGACAAATGCTTTGACTATATCCCCCAAGCTTTTGAATCCAGTAGAGGCCAGGAGGTCATAGGTTAATCCGGGTTGAGGCTTATCCCCCGGGGAAGTTTCCGGCGCGGGAGGAGCAGTAATGCTGACCGGAAATCTCATGTCATACCGAGTGGGAGAGTAATTGCCTGTGTCGAGAGTCCCGGACACCAGTATGTGCTCTCCTGCCTCCATCGGGATGTCGACCGAAACGCTGCCGGAAGATCCCGACATCCAAGTTCTGTCCAACACTACAGCACTGGTTCCGTCGTTCTTGTAGTGGGTAACTTTGACTATCACCGAACCATTTTGGAGGGAAGAAGGATTGGACCATGCGAAACTAAACGTGATTGTAGTATCCCATAGAGTCATCCAGCTGAATGTCCCGGGTACGGTGCCCATAATCAAACGTCCGGCGACCGGGTCACTGAGAGTTACTCCGGGGTACCCTTTCCAAATCACCCCGACCGTAGAGCCAATCGGGGGGTCTTGTATCCAGCCAGTTCCGGATGCTTTCGGGGCCTTGGGATTGTCTGCCAAAACGGGGTAAGTGCAAGGCAAAAACATTTCGGCTCGGTCGACGGGGTCCACGTCGGTCTCGAGACTGTAGCCTGCTCGATCGAAGATCCATGTCACCAAGTCATACCAGTTGAGGTGGGGGTAGAACTTGTCCAACTCCCTGACTTGCCTGATTGCCTCCATGGAGACAGGGGGTATGTTCGGGTTCTTTTGTAGAGTTGCATACAGCCAAAAGTACAGGACTTTAACCTCTTCGGGGCCGGAGAGGTATCGCTCAGTCTGTCCCATTGTGTCCGTGTACCACTTGAGGAGGAACATACCATCCCCAGGGTCCTTCGCGTCAGTGTTGTTTAGTGTATCGAACAGGTCAGCGGTTGCTCCGAGGATCTGGACCCCGATTGATGTATCTGATACGTCTACGATGTTCAATACTGCTCCAGCCGGGGATATGAGTGCTCCCTCATAGAATAGTTGGCAAGGAAACTTCAGGTATGGCACATCCGAACCTGAGCCGACTACAAAACTGAATTCGAATGCTTGTTCGTTATGGGTCGTCCTGGGCAGACTGATCCGCTGGGAGTACGAGGCATTCCTGTCTTTCAGCTCCGCCAGATTGTTGATCTGGTAATTCATCGCAGGAGCATCCAGCGGGAGGTCCAGTGACCAGACCTCGCCGTCAATGCCTTTCATGAGTAGTTCGTAGTTCATATTACCACTGAGTTTGTTCGTCAATAAGCTGGAACTCGAAGCTAACAGTGTTCCGTGGGGCCTTAGTGTCCCAAGTTAGGTCAGTATCGTCTACGAGGACTCGTTGCCATGTCGCAATTTGATAGTCGTAAACCTGGACCAAAGGCGAGAGAGCAATCCCTTTGAGCAAGTTGAAGTCGTTCTCATCAAGCTGTTCTGCTCCAGCTTGGACTATGTTCTTAAACTCTGGAGCTAACTCCCCCCTCGTCTCTGAGGTATGAGGATCCCGGGCATTAGCCAATACGTATTGGTCTCCTCTGTCAACTTTCTGAGTATACTTCTTGTGTTGCTCAAACATGTAAGTGTCCCATCCGCCTTTCTGGTTTATCCAGCGAATGTAGAATGGGTTGCAAGGTACCTCCGTATCGACAAATATGATATTCCATGCTTGACGAGTAAATACTCCACCAGAAAGCCCGAGTTTTATGTAGTCAGCTCCGTCAAAATTTTCGTCATCAAATTCGTACACAAGCGGGATGTTGAGTCGGCTGGAAATGTCAAATTGATATTCTTCCTCGACCCCAATTATCTTAACACGAACGTCGACCGAGATAGCGGGACCAATTCCCGAAGCTCCTTTCGGGAACAGGGTGACGAAGTATGGGTACCCGTAGTATTTTTTTACGTACAGATTCCTGTTGTTGTCAGGAGTTCTGTCAGTCAATGCCAGTCCTATACCTGACGCGGAGAAGTTGACGTTGTGTCCCCGGGGTCGTACTCCTCGGGAGGCATACCGTACATTGAAATCCTGTTCGCCAATGCCTCTGTAGGCGTATGCCGATATGAGGTTGTAGTCAATGCCAAAGTAGAGTCTTGTGTCAGTGTACGGGAATGTTCCGGGACGATTCCGGAACCCAGCTTTAGCTAAAAAGCTGAGGTCATATTTCTTCCTCGTCCCGAATACCGAGTCTCTATAGATGTCGACGCTTTCGGTTAATGAATTTGCTGCTTTCACTGAACTGGGGCTATAGTTGATAAAGTTCTTCCCGTAGGCCAAAGACATGTTGTTCAGTGTTACCTTCACCCCAGATGTTGATCCTGCCTCCCCGGCATATATTCTCAGTACCGTGTTGGGGTATCTCACATTTTCAGTATTAGGGATTTGGACAAGCCATTTCATAGAAGAGCCAATCGCAAGATCGGTCGTAGCAACCCTGACCACCCCATGTCCTTCTGCGTTCCCTTGGTATAACGCGACCGTCAAGGTAGTTTCTACGTTTACTGTGCCATAGCCAACCCGAAAAGCATACCATTCCCCGGGTACCATCCTCCGGGGTATTACGAACTCTCTGAACCATTCTTCATCGCCGCCGTCAAGGTTGTCAAACACCTCGGATTGCTCGTTGTCAATGATGTTAAGCGAGATCATGTTGGCCTCACCGAAGTTCTGAGTCTTGATCTCAAGCCCGGATGTTAAGTTGTCAGTCTCAACTGGTATTTGCGAATATGCTGAGAACAGGGAGTCGTCAGCCGGTTGATTTGTGATTGCCATATCGCGTTATATTATATATCCGTGGTCCATGTTGTTGTCAGGAGTGAATGCCTCTTCAATGAGGACCTCCATTGTCTTGTCCAAATGCTGAGCCAGATACTCCTCGAAGTTGTCCGCAGGGGTGTCTACCAAGTCAACGTAAATGTGATTGCGGTAAAGCTCTGAGCCCTCTCGCTTTATCTTCCATGCAGTGGCATTTCCGAATCGGACCAGGTCCTTGGGATCCGAGAATGTGATGCCTTTGAGCTTTGCCCACTCCATGATGATCTGTCCCAAATTGGCGGGGATCTTTCCAGGACCTCGTCCCCTGATGAGAGTGTAGAAGTAGTTCGGGGCTTCGATTGTCCCCCAAACTGTTTCGCCTTCTCGTCCCGTCTGGACTGTTATCTGAGCATAGGTTCTGCCGGAGGCTTCCTGCCCGGCGTCCTGTGATGCCCGGATGATCTCGTTCCTCATCTGGGTGAGACCCTCAGCCAATATCTGTTCCAGTCCTACCGCCATTTGTTTCTGGGTTTGCGAGCATTGGCTTTCTGCTGAGCCTTACGCTCCAGTTCCTTGTTCAGTCGCTCCCGGAAGAGGTGACTCTGCAAGTTGGTGAAAAGGAGGTTGTATACCTTTCCGTATTTCCACTCCAGGATCTCGTCCGGGTCCTTCGAGTAGTCCTTGGCCAGTGCAGTGATGGTAGCCATCTCGCCAACCAACAAAGAAAACTGAGCAATTCCGGCTGCCTTCTCCTCAGCACTGGGCTCGTACTTGAGCTCTGTCTGTTCTCGTTCGATCCAGTACTTAATGCCCATGAGAACCTCGTACCAGTACTCGACAATTTCTGAGGTGTTCCTCAGACTCCATTTGACACCAAGACATTGCATTCCTTCCTTCATCTTGTCGATGTCGGTCAGCTCCTTTTCAGTGATGATCCGACCAAGCTCTATGCGTTGGCCGAATGTCATCTGACCGCCTTGTATGTCGATTCGCTGTATCATCCTACTATTGTGAGCGTGTTAAATGGATATTGCTTAAATACCTCGGGAGCCGGACTAAGGACCGTCGATCCTTTGGGGAACTTGAGTGTACAAGTTGTGTTATACCACAAGTTCATGACCCCCCGGTTAGACCTTAGGATTGGGAAAGACGCATCGGTCCAATCTAATCCTGGATCCCCCGTGTACATTTGTAAGTATGCGTAACCGTTAGCTCCCGCCGTCTTCCCGACAATTACCATAAATCTCTTCGTGTCGTTAAGACGCCAATAGGTATCGCCCGGAACGTTTGGGGCAGCTGGGAAGAAAGACTCGGGGGTCACGCATCGGACCATTCTGCCGGACAGGTCAGTACCAACAGGCAAGTCTACTAATCTCTTGCCAATGAGGTCCATGCCGGGATCTTCGGCCCAAATGCACCAGTCGGAATATGTAGTCAACTCAATGCCCACACTGACCTCGTTAGCATCAAATCTGGCAGATGGATAGACTATTCGTACCGTGTTCATCATCTCCGGGTAAAGCATGCCAAGTCTGGAAGTCTTCAACCGACGGAGGAAGGGCCTTACGAGCGTTCTCTCCAGCTCGTCTCTCAGGATGAGCCTCGATGTCGTCTTGGACTCAGCACTGAATGGGGTGTCACCTTTGTAGGCGTCATTGCCCATTGGCTCGAACTTACAGAAATAAATCATCAAAGGCAATCGCTGTCTCTGGTGACCTCTGTACGGTATGTCATAGTACCCCTGAGTCGGTTCCTCGATGTAGATGAACGTAGTGCTGACCGGATTCCCCTTTGAGTCCTTGATGACCTCTCCGTTGAGACCAGTCTCAAATCGAGGCATTGTGTCCACTTTGACATTCAGCATCCGAGCCTGATCGCACTCAAACACTGCTCCAGGAGCAAGATCCTGAAGCATTACTCGGAGATGGTCTATGATAGGTAATGTCATCGTTTTGCGGGGATTATGATTTTGGCGGACTTCATGCCAGTCGCCTTCGGCTTGATCTCGAATATCATTCGCATGATGAGCATGTCCAGGAAGTCCGGTGACCTGCCGAGGAGCTGCTTCATGGTGTCCTTGGAGATGAGCTCTCGCTTCTGCTCAGCGGAGTTCGTGTTCTTGGACTTGAGTACAGTCATCTCCTGCTTGATTTTCTCCTGAACTTCGGGAGAGCAGATGATGTGGATCTGGCGCTTGTTGATGAGCTCCGCCAGCTTGAATGCGCACTCCGACTTGATGTTGTTGTACGTCTTGGAGTCAATGGCTGACTGTCCTCCATGAAACTCCCGGATGCCTTTCAGGTAGCTCTCCAGGTAGAACCCAAGTCCGTCAGCGTCAGAGACGATGCTGGACCGGGGTACTTTCAGACCGGTGGCCAATTTGGCGATCTTCTCCTCCATCTCCTTGCCTTCCGAGAAGCCTTTGGCAATGGGGATCCGGCATACCATGCCATCCCAGGTTCCAACCACCCAACTGTCTCGTCCTTTCCCGGCAAGGTCAGTGCTAATGAATCGATTGCCCGTCGGGAGTACGAACTCATTGCTGAACATGTCGCACACTGCATCATAGTCGACCAGCCAATTCGGGTCATCGTCATACTCCCAGTTGCCAAAGACCAGTCGCTCGATCTGCGACTGGGTCAGGTTCCGGAGAAGCCCCTCAATGTACGTGTCTGGGAGAGTCTTGTTGTCCTGGGGCAGAGCTTTGACGAACCGACGCCAAGGAGGCAGCTTGTTCTCCTTCCATGGCTTGTAGTAGTCCGTGTAGAGGAAATTGTTGGACGGGTTGCAGGTGATGAGGAGTTTGGGAGCCAGCTTGTAGACGTCATTCTTCCATCGACCGATAGAAGCCTGGAGGTTGGTCTTCGCCTCGCGGATAAACTCGCCACCCTCTTCGATCCATCCCCGAGTCATCTGCATGGAACCGAACCTCTCATACATGGGGTCACTGGGGTTATACTTGGCATCGATGAGGTAGATGCGGCTTTTGTTGTACAACTCGAAGAAGTTGTATTGGCCATTAAAGTGGTAGTAGTTCTCCGTGATGCCCCAGTGGGTAAATACCTCGTAGATGGAGGGGATTGTGTACCGGACCAGGTCGGCAGCCGTCTTACGCGCAATAAAATAAAATGTCTCCGGGTAGGTGAGGGCATCGCCGGCTATCAAGGAACACCCGAGGTAGGATTTGCCAGCACCTTTCGTGCCGGCATACAGAATGTCAGTGACCGAGTCATCAAGCCATAACCGAGCCACTTCCTTCTGCTTCTCGTTGCCTTTGGTGTCAAATTGAAGCCGGCGTCCCATTTTATTTTACCTCCATTCCTGTTATCTGTTCGAGAGTAATGCCTCCCGTCAGGTTGACATTGGTCTTGCGTCCTTGAAGTACCTGGATAAGGCTGGCAGCGTACTTACCAACCAGTGCTCCCTCAATCTGCTGGGAATTGATGGCGTCCTCGATGGTGCCACCAATTGCAGCTGCTACAGGGTCTCCCGTGAGCTCCTCGTACTCAACAGGATTGATGCCAGCAAACAGCCTAAATGATTCGATGGTCATCGGGCGGGAAATGTATACGCTACAGTCTTCGCCATTCTTATTCTTGTGAGCCTGGGAGAAATAGTTATCCTGCATGAATTTGCAATACTCGACGAATGCAAAATAAAGCTCCTCCGCATCGGTGGGCTTTACAAATTCCCCGGCGTCTCGCCTTTTCTGTCCCTCCTCCATATAGGCGAGCGGACTCATTTTATATGTGCTTCGTGCCATGCCTCAAATATAATCAAACCTTATACAAATTAAAAATTTATTTCTGCACAACAATCCCCGGAGCGTTTGGCCCCGGGGATCTTTAATTTATTCGCTTACGCGAATGAGGGTCACGCCGAACCACAGGAACTTGATCGAAATGCCATTCGGCCAAATCATGCCTTCGTGGACCGTTGCGATGGATGGGGTCCAATTACAGTACTTGGTATTGACTTCCGAGTACAAAGCCCAGTTTTTCCCGAGCTGCTTAAAGTGTTTTGCTTTCATGCTTGTTTGGTTTTAATTTCCGTATGCGCGAGTGCCGTCCAGTATTTGTGGGTCGAGAGAAGGCCCAATTTGGCACCAATTCTACTGGACCAATTCTACTGGACCAATTCTACTCGCCTACGACTTCTTTTTGAACTTTTGGATCCGTCTCTCCGCTCTCTCCATCTGCTTGATGGATCGGCTCAATTTCCGTTTGGGACTAATCCACCATTGGCGGATCCCGCCGAAAATCGCGAACAGGCCGATGATGGCCAACAGGTAAATTGCAATCATTTTCTACGCCTCCTTTCTAATTTGTTTTGTAGTTTGCGGACCTCAACCCAGTCCTCGTGCCGCATCCATTCCGGACGGGATAACAGAGTCAGCTGACCCCGTGCTATTTGCATGGTTGTCTTTTTCAATTTGCGGGCGTAGTCCAGGACCTCCCGCTCCTCTTTTGAATAGATCCCCAGCCATCGCCGGAACCCTCCAAGTTTCCCAGTTGGGGGTAGCCCCAATTTCTCAGTTTTTTCCATAATAAACAATATTTGACCAGTAGTAAACAATAAAATTTCCTATTGTTTCTCACCTAAGTGATTGATATTCAATTGATTAGGTCCCCAATTCTCCTCCCGAGAAACAATGTAAACAATGTTTCTGTGCACTCTATTTTGTGATTTTTCATTTCCTAAATTGGTCATAATTTTCCCCATATTTCCTATTCAGGTTTTCCTCCTAAATTATTGTTTACATTGTTTACAAGGGCCTAAACCATTGATATTCAATCGATTATCGAGAAACAATGATTGTTTATTATTGTTTCTCATTGTTTACTGCTGTTTTAATTTAAGTGATTGATTATCAATAATTTGGGATTATTTCCATTGGAACAATAAACAATAAACAATAGGGGTCCCCCGGATTTTAGGGGAGGGGCTGTCGAGATTTTTGCCAATAAACAATGGAACAATGGTTTTATCAACTTTTGGGGCCGGGAGTCCCCCTGATTTGTAAACAATGAAACAATGGTTTGACCAACTTTTGGGGCCGGGGCCATGGGGAAAATTGTAAACAAAGAAACAATAAAACCATCAACTTTTGGGTCCAGGGGTCCTATTCCCCCGTGGACCCAAAGCCCCCCACTCCTCTCTCAGTCGATTGCGGGAAAAGCCCGGCCTCCGACTCGAGAACTTCTACCCCAACATAGACAATAGGCATCACCAAACCTTGAACCAGCTTCATCCCCGGCTTGAGGATGACGATCTCCTTGCCGACATTCATGACGTGCAGATGGATTTCTCCTTGGTAGTCTTCGTCAACCACGCAGGCTCCGACCTGGAGCTGGTGCTTGGTGGCAATACCGCTCTTGTTGAACATGATGAGGGCACACCCCCGGGGAATTTGAGCTTTGATCCCGGACGGAATGTTGATGCTTTCGCCCGGCCAGATCTGTTTGGCTTCAAAGTCTTCCGGGATGTAGAAGTCCAGCCCGGCGGACAGACCCGTTCCTCTGGTCGGGGTCTTGACATTTCTCACTTTTACGATTTTCATTTTTTAAAATATTTTTCGAGACGAGCTCGGTGTGTTGTACCTGGTGAGAGAGCTGCCCCTTCGATAAAATTGTAACGTGTGTGAAGAGGAAGCTCCTGGAATGCCTTCCTGAACGGTTGACCATCTGATTCAAATATCTTGCCCGCAGGATTGCCGGGTGTAACGTCCTTCATTTTTCGGAACTTGATCCACAACAAAGCCTCTTCCCGATTTATAGAACGGATGGAAGGTCTAACAGATCCCTTCCGAAGCGTCATTTTGAACCACTGAGCCTCCGTATTGGAGTCATCTTCTTTAAACCATACCCGGTAATATCCAATAGCTATTGCCATAAGTTGTAGAATATTTCGTGACACTTCTTGCGGTACGCCATCGGATCCTGCCGTATACTTTGGCACTTGAGAGGCTCTTTGGGTCGGTCGAGAATCTCCTGAGGCAGGACGTCATTAAAGGCCTCTTTGAGAATGCGCTTGTGAGTTCGATCCTCCCGTGGCAAGAGAAGAGCGAATCTGACAACGTCATGTCCCAGGAATGGTGACCGGAGTTCAACTGTGCTCCGCATGGAGGCTCGGTCAAGCCGAGGCATGTGGTAGAACGGAAGCTCCTGGAACACGTCTGAGAGCTGGGAGTCGTAGTCATCTACTCGGCGATAGCCCCCGAATAGTTCGTCAGCTCCATCCCCGGTCAGGATGACCTTCTCCTTGACCTTCTCCATGAGTCGGAACTGGGGGATCATGGAGCCCAAGTCGATGGGGGTCTCATTATGTCGGAGACACCTCTCCAGACAATCATCATCAGGGATGGGGCCAAGGGAGGTGATGGGACCCCCTAAAAATTCGGACAATAGCATGCCAAATTTTGATTCATTATTCTCCACCATATAGAGATTAACCTCCAGACCCATTCGATGAAGAATAGAGGCAATTATGGACGAATCCAGTCCTCCTGAAACCAAAGCCCCGACCGGGGTCTTGGAGTACGTGGCTCTGCGTCGTATGGACTCAGAAACTCGTTTCCGGAGCTCCTCAGCCAATCGCATCCTACCCCCATGGTATGTCTTACTCCGCAGTTCCCAGTTGAAGTAGTCCCTACGGATGACAGTCGGAGTTACCCGCATGCTGTCGAAGGAGTAGTCCCTACGGATGACAGTCGGAGTTACCCGCATGCTGTCGAAGGAGTAGACCGTGTTCGGCATGATGCGCTTAACGGTGTTCCACGGAGTCCGGTCATCCCAGTTGTAACCCCATTTGAACACTTCCGACCGGTAGTACCGGTCGAAGTCCTTGAAGTTCGACACCAACGGGGTTATCTCCGAGCAGATCTCCCCGAACTGGTTGTAGTAGAGCTGCTTCTTACCGAGGGGGTCAGTGAAGACAACAATGTGTCCCCTCCGGTACCAGCATATTGCCCACATGCCATCCCAGTGGTTGGCTTCGAGGAGAATGTCCTCCAAGCAGTTGGCCCCGAACAAATCCCGAAGGTACTCGACGTCGCTGGAATACCGCGTAGGATAATTGTAGATCTCCCCCACGTAAAGAAGCCACCCGTTGTCTTCGGCTAACTCGATAGGCTGAGCCAGGCCATCGCCTGGTTCAGTCTGAATGGGCAAACGGACATGACCGAGAAACCATCCCCCCTGAGCAATCTGAACAGTTTCAGTCCCCCGATGTTGTATCTTGTAGACAGTGTTGATCCTTCTTGATATACTTATTCCACACATATCACTTGAGTTTGTTTTTGAGAGCGTCTATGAGACAGACGATCCCTATTCCGATTATTACTGCTATTGCCAGCCCAATGATGATGGGCTCCTCACTTCCTCCTGTCATGACTTTTCTTCGATTTTTCGAGGATCTGTTGTGCCTTTTTCTCAATCCAGTTGGTGTAGCACTGGCTCCCCAGGTGGAGCCCAGTCAGGAGCTCCGAGCATCCCGGACAGAACATGCAATCGTCAAATTGCTGATGAGCTTTAGCTCTTGCTTCGTCTATAGTCATAGCTTAGTATATTACCCATTTGGAGAGGTCTTCGTTGTATGCATGAAGGGACCCAGCGAAGTAATGCAGAGATCCCTTCTTGAGAGAGGGATAGGTGGCTGCGAGGATGTTGAACACGTAGTCCATCATGGCCTCCGTCAACCAGATGTCAATTGCGAAGTGCTTGAAGAAGTCATTGCTCCGAATGTAATATATCACGTGGAGCCGATTGTTTCGGATGAGGAACTGGTAGCTGACGGAGCAAGGTACCCGGGTCAAAGCCCCGGCTGTTGCCCGGGTGTCCTCCGGCTCGAAGATCATGACCATTGCTCGTCTGGAGTGCGGGTCGTCCCGGAGAGTCATGATGACATTGTCCAACTGGTGTATTTCGGGTCCCTTGTGGAAGATGTGCAGACGCTCCGAGTAGGTGTAATCGAAGCGACCCTCCTGACGAGTCTTGCTCACCAGCTTCTGCCACAAGTCCCGGCGGATCTCCCAGCTCTTACCCGGATTGACCCCGTTTCGGTCAAGCCGGTCGGAGAGCTCTGCTCGGCAATACTTCTCGATGAGCTCGGCCTCATCCTTGAACATGAAGTCGAGCATCTCACGTTTGCCGAGATACGGCTTCGAGATGACGAAGCTCACCCCGATGAGTTCCTTGGTGAGCCGGGCGTCCCCGCTGAGTTCTTGGTTTTGGTAATGATTGACCGGGACCGTGATGCCGGAAACCTTGAGCTCCCGATCCATCTCCCGGATCATTTCGAAACAGTCTTTAAATATTCTACCCATATCAGTATTTGGATTTAATGCGAAACAGATTTACTTGATACTTCAACGACCAGAGCTCTTTGACTCGGTTCTCGGAGAGACCCAAATGCTCGAACATTATGACGAAGGAAGTCCATATCCCCTTGAGCCTGTCCTCGAAAACTACCAGGTCTACCAGATATTGAGACTGTCGCCACTCCCGGTTCTTGAGACAGTTTGCTGTCATGCCGATGTTTCCGATTAAGGTAAGCAGATCCCCCGCAAAATCTTTGTCTTCAGAATCCTGTGCCCATTTAGGCAGCGTCCAGTCGAAAGAAGGAGTCATGCCATAAAGCTGGTGAAGCTCCAGCATGAAGTTGAATGCGTCAATCAGCTCCTCATCAAAGTGCTCGCCATCGAGTTCCTCCTCGATAGCCTCCTTTGCCTCAGCGAGTTCCTCGACAATCTGCCAACAGAGTTTTTTGAATAGTTCTTGATCCTCCAGAGTGTTGATGTCAAAGTTCGCGATGCGCTCCTTGAAGTATGGCCTGTACATGAGCTGGAGCTCCCCCTGGAGGGCATAAATCTCTTCCCAGCTCTTAATGAATGGCTTAAAGTCTTGTGTATTCATGGCTTGATGTTTGAGAATGGGTCGTACTGTTCCGGATCTTCTTTGTGAGAGTAATATACAGCTATTCTGCGTCCCTCTTCTGTGAGAACATGTTTGATCTCATGCACCTCGATGGGACTGGTCCGGATGAAGTCCACAGCCTCCGAAATGGTTGAGAAGTACGTAGGTACTACTCCCGGAGCTTTTAACGGCTTGGGGTCCTCGAGTTCGTTGTTGATGGCCCCGATTGTGGCTACCATGTCAAGGAGGTTGTCCTCCTTGTGTGCATTGGATTCACGTGCCATTTTCACTGCCACTTGGACCCAAGACACGTCAAGAGCGGTCAGAGGCTTACCGGTAATGACCGAGGCGATCTCTGCGGCCTTCTGGTTGCATTCCATGAATGGTCCGTATTGTCTCTCCTTCTCCTCCGACCGCTCATTGATGATTTGGTCAGCGTGTTTAAGTATGTTACTCATAATTTTTCTAAACTGTTTTTTTTTCTAATTAATTTCTCCTTTCGGAGGGTCGCGTCCAGCTATACCTGCCGGATCACTTTGATTGCTTTTTCCCTGTTAGTCATCGCTCAGTAATTCATCTTTAAGCGATTGGTTTTCTTCTAGCCATTTATCGTTTAGATCACTCCAGTAATGGATTCCCTCCTTTGTTTTGTCCCACCTGAATGCGGCGTCTAGTTCTATGCCTTCGATTGATTCGCATTCCTTTTTGTAGTCTTTTACGTTTCTTCCGTAACTTTTGAATGCTCTCTGGAAGTTTTCCCATGCGTTGTTGTCTTTCAGGAATTTAATGAACCTTTCCATAGTTTTTAGTATGTAGGTTAGACCCCTGGGAGGGACTCGAACCCTCCTGTACCACTCAGGGGTGCCCAGTGGAGTGACGGCTCTACTGGGCGAGGAGCTCTTACTTACTCCTCAGCCGGTGCGTTCTCCGGCTCGTTCTGTTATGCTTCGGGAGCTGCTTCGGGAGCTGCTTCGGGAGCTGTCTTCTTCCGGCCGCGCCTCGGCTTCTCGGTCCCTTCTGGAACCGGGACCATCTCCCCGATCTCCAGATCCTTCGAGTCGACGCCCTTTCCCCAGACGTGACCGTCGTTGGTCTTGATGCGGTACTGGATGAAGTTGTTGCGGGGATCGAGACGAACTCCGATGATGATGCCGTCGGTCTGCTCCTTGGTCTTCGTGCAGATGAACTTGCAGAAGCGACCGATGTTGGCTTTGGCATTCTCGAGGTTAGCCTTTGCATCCTCGTCCGAGATCTCCTTCTTCAACGGGCGAGGTTCCTTGGGCTCCTTCGGGGCCTTGGTCTTGCGAGCCTTTTCCGGATTCTCCTCGGCGACTTCGTCGTTCTCCTTGATGTCGTTCTCGGCTTTGTACTCTTCCGTTTCGGTGGCGTTGTAAATAGCGCCCGCCTCTGCCGGATGCTCCTGGGATGCTCCCCTCGATGCGAGGATAGAGTTGATGGCGTCGAGCTCATCGCCCGTCTTGACCTTTGCCAGCTTCTGGAGAACCTTCGTGCTGTAGCTCTTGTACTTTTCGATAAACTTTTCCATAGTGTTTAGTTGTTAAGTGTAGTAATGTCCTTTTGTTTGTATCACAAATATAATACTTCTGCGACAAATACTACGATGTTTTGCGATATTTTTTCAGATATTTTTCCACCCTCGCTTTTACAGCTTCCATGAGAGCATCCTGTCCCCGGGTCTTCGTTTTCTGGGCTCTTATTACGTCCTGGTCCACTGTTTTCGAGCATACCAGTTTATTGACTATCACGACATCTTTCTGTCCTTGTCGGTCAAGCCGAGCATTGAACTGCTGCTCTAGCTCGAGAGAATAGGTCTGCCCAAACCAGATGATGCGGTGTCCTCCGGCTTGGAGGTTGAGCCCATGACCCCCGGAAGCCGGGTGCATCAAAAGAACCTGAATTCTGCCAGCATTCCAGTCTACAATGTCCTTCTCCGTTTTGAGTTCTCGGGGCTTATACTTGGCCAGAGCCTTCATGAGTCGGTCTCTGTCATGCTGGAAGGTCCAACCTATGAGGACTGACTGTCCCCCGGCGTCCTCAATGAGTTCCTTCGTGGCTTCGATCTTCAACGTGTGCACCTCATGGGCCACTCTCTGTTCATCGTACACTGCTCCATTGGCAAACTGGAGGAGCTTCGTGGACAAAGCTGCTGCATTGACAGCTGGTATCTCTACGGCGTCCCCGAGCTGATCAATCATGCTGAGAACTTGTTCCTCCTCGAAGGAGTCATAAGCTTTTTGGATTTCCGGGGGCATCTGGATCTCCACTATGTTGTCGATGCGCTCGGGGAGATCGAGGTAGTCCTTAGCTTTCATGCTCATGCAGATGTCCCCTATCTTTGAATATATGCGCTCCTGATTCTCTTTGGATATGTCGTACGAATATACAATATGCCCGTTTCTACGTCCTGGCTTAAAGTAGTTGTCACGATAGTGGGATATGTATTTGCCCAAGCGCTCTCCCCGGTCCAGGAGGTACATTTGGGCCCAAAGGTCCATAAGACCGTTGGGTGCCGGGGTACCAGTCAAACCTACTACTCGGGAGAGTGAAGCCTGAACGTGCTTAAGAGCTTTGAATCTGATTGACTTGGGGTTCTTGAAACTGCTGAGCTCGTCGATGACCACCATGTCGAACGGTAAGCAAGATCCCCCGTAGAGCCCGCATAGCCAAGCCACGTTGTCTCTTCCGATGGTGTATACGTCTGCCTTCTTGGCAAGAGCCTCACGACGTTGACGTTCTGTTCCGATGATGCGAGACACTTTAATGTGCTTCAAGTGGTCCCATTTCTCGACCTCCTGTGTCCAGACTGATTCGGCTACTCTTTTGGGAGCTATGACTAATACCCGTCGGACCTCGACCTCTTTAAACATGAGCTCGTTGATGGCTGTCAAAGTAGACACTGTTTTACCCAATCCCATGTCCAGGAACAGAGCACAGTGCGTGTGGCTTATTATGTGGTCAACAGCTTGTAGCTGGTATTGATGGAGATCATTTTCGGTCATATTCCAATGCTAACATTTTACAACCCATGGTCGTGTCTATTACCTCTACTCGAAAGCCCATTGCTTTCAGTTTCTGGTGCATTAATGTCTGTATTTTTCGGGGCTTTTTACCGAATGCTTTCAGCTCAACGAAAACGACTTCGCCACCGGGGAACAGACAGAGCCGGTCGGGGAGGCCAGCATTGTGAATTGCGGGGAGTTTCAAACACCAGCCACCAACTCTCTCCACCTCAGTGACGAGTCGTTTCTCAATCGAGTTTTCGCACGTAGTATTTTTGCTTTCCATAAATGGGGAAATTTTTAGTAGACTTGCACGGTTCCCATTCGGGCATGCTCTTCAACAAGTCATTGATTTCTCGGGTCTTATACCGGTCCATGTCCTCCCTGTTCCGCCCAAGACATTCGCACCATATCTCAGCAACACACACGTAGTCTCGGGGGGTGGTCCCTTTGGGGTTTAACTCATCGACCAGGAAGTCTCTTCTCTGGTAGAGGTCCATTGAGTCCCAGTTGTCCGGGAGTTGACGTTCCAAGTACGCCTCAATGATGCCTTTCCGTTCATCCGACTCGCTGTGCGAGCTTTGCTCACTTTTGGCTATTTTTTCTGCTTCATGGCTCAAATAGAGTTTCTCCTTGGATTTGTACAGGACAACTGCCTCAGCCCATATCTGGTCTATCTCGTCGTCCAGTTCCATGAACACGTCTTTTTTGGCATTGTTGGGGACCACGTCCACTGGCATGAAGCGTCTGTTGCCAGTGGGATCTCTCAGGAATTCGCTGTCGTTGGTGGTGCCGAAAAAGACGCATTGCCTGGGATATATCTCAGAAGTTCTGGCATACGCTGGTCGGAATGAGTCTTCGGACTTAGATATGAAATGCTTCACTGACTCAACCTCCGCTTTGCGGAGACCTGAGAGCTCAGCTATTTCAATAAGCCATGCCCCCTGGATCTGCTCGAGAGCCTCCTTTCCTTGGACTGTCAGGAATGTGTCGCTAAACCAGGATTTTCCCAATTTTTTGATGAACGTACTTTTGCCGGATCCTTGAGGTCCTACGAGCATAAGCACAAGGTCGAATTTGACCCCGGGGTTCATAACTCGGGCAACTGCTCCAACCAGCATCTTGCGGATGGCTTCGCGAGAGTAGATATTGTCGTCAGCCCCCATGTAGTCAATCAGGAGTTTGTCCACCCGTTGGATCCCGTCCCATTTGAGGTCATTGAGGTAGTCCAGAATCGGGTGGAAGTGGTTGCGTTCAAATTCCAGAGCCATGGCATCATCGATCTTTAGCGAGGACGTTATGCCATATACGCAACCCAAATAGTTCCTGACCCCGGAATAGTCTACGTTCTTGACCGGCTCCGGCTTAACAACCCGACGCCACGGGAGATTCCCGAAGACGTATCTCTTCCCGTCAAAGTCGTTTTGTCTGAACAGTCTTTTGAACCGGGGATCGTTTGCAAATATGAGGTTGAGGTTGGCATCCGACGAGAGGTACGCTCCCCTAGTATCAACCTCCAGCTCCTTCATCCACTCGACGCTCTCAGCCTCCGGGTCAACCTCCTTTTCGACGACTTCTTCCTGAGTCCGATCATGCTCTGGATCGGCAAACTCGTACTTGGCACTGTTGATGTGGTCGTTGGCAATGGTTGTCTTAGTGTCTGGGTCATTGCGTACGAACTCCTCCATTGCTGACACACTTGGCAACTTCGACGAGGGATCCTTGACCTTGTCATCAAGGTGGCCGAATTTGTGTATGCGGACCAAGTCAAACGCATTGCAAAGTTTACCCCCACACGGGTCAGTTCCATGATGGGAATAAGCGAACTTGTCCTCATACACGATAAGACCAGCCGAAGCACTTCCTTTTGTGTAAGTGTATCGGCCCTCCAATGCTGATGGGACATAGGTGTCAGAGAGAAAAGTCTCTATTGCTTCGGGTATGGAGTACGTCCTACAGAACGCTCCTATGAGCCCCCTCTTTATGGTTGGGTCCTCCTGCTTCTTAACGGCTCTGTCGACAGCTTCGAAACGGGACGAAGCTGTGGGCCAAAGTGATGAGTCCTTCCAATCGGCATAGGAGTTGAGGATCTCGTCAGCATCAATCCATGGACCGTCCTGAACCTTAAAGTAGTAGTCCATGTCCTTCGGCGTAGAAGGCCAGAACATGAGTCGGTTGGTCTCGAAAGTTGAATTGTCGAAAAGGTCTATGCCGATTATCCCGGCAATTTTTCGGCTTATGGCCACATACTCATCAGCCGTGACTTCTCTGCTCAGTGGCATTATTAGTCGGTACCGGGGAGACGCATCTGAGTGTTTGTGAGTCCCATGCAGAACAGCTGCATTGTCAAACTGGAGAGTAAAGTCATCCCAGAGGTCTTTGTGGGCAAAGTCCAAGTCGAGTGTCATCAACTGTCTGTGGACCACATTGGCCGGGCTTCTTTTGCCCCCTCTCAGGTAGCCTCCAACGTATCCGCCTACGTCTTTTATTTTGAGCTGGTCCTCCTTGCTTGCAGAAACAAACTCCTTAAATGTTTCAGTGGTCTTGTTCTCCTCCCCGAGTCGACTGACCAATTCAGACCATTTCAGTTTCTTGTTGCTCCATACTTTTGATCTTGCGCTCAGTCCGATTGCAATATCAAGTTCCCCATCGTATGTCATTAGTCTTTCTTATAAAATTTAGTAACGTACCCATCTGCTTTGAGAGGTAATCCCATTGGCAAGCAGTTCAGCCAAGGAAGATCCTCTCCCATAACTCTACACATAGTTTCCAGACAATCCCCGGCTCGATCCTCGTCTACCTCTGCAATGGCTTCATCATGGACGTGCATTACTATTTCGAAGTCTTTCATAATGCTTAGCCTGTACATTGCTTCGGCGAGAAGATCCCGGGAGATTGCCTGGACTATGTTCTCCACCAATTTGCCCCCGTATGTCTCTACCTCGGTCCATCCTACTGACTGGACCATGCCGTCGTAGACAATGCCAATCTGCCCGAACCTGTTGGGTCTCACACGGGGATTTCTGTAGTATAATTTTCTCCCAGCCGGGAGAGCTATCGTCAAATTGGTCCCGTCATGTTCAAAGACGAGACAACTTACTTTCTTGGTTTTCCTGGTCTGGACGCACTCGATGGCCTTCTCGTTCACCTCCGCCCAAAACTCAACAATTTTAGGATTGGCTCGACGCCAAAGAGCTACGATGGAATACATTTCCTTTTTGGACAGCTTCTTCTCTTTGTCCATCTTCTCCATTGCGTTGACCGATCCCTCATATCCGAGTGCTAATTCTGCCGTCTTACCACGCTGTCTGAGGTCCGATCCTTTCGTAACCTGCTCAATGGGAACCCCGAACATGAGTGATGCTGATGCCTCATAGATCTTGCCATGAGTGTTGAAGACGTCGAGTCGCCACTTCTCCTGAGCTAACCAGGACAGGACTCGGGCCTCAATAGCACTAAAGTCGGCTACTGCAAACACTTTTCCTTCTGGGGCTATGAATGCTGTTCGGATGAGCTCGGATAGAACATTCGGGATATTCTCGTAACACATCTCGAAAAGGTCGTAGTCTCCTTTCTCTACCATGCTTCTGGCGAGGTCCAAATCCTTCATGTGATTCTGGGGGAGATTCTGTAGCTGAATCATTCGACTCGACCAACGTCCTGTTCTGTTGGCTCCGTAAAACTGGAATAGTCCATGGGCTCTCTGGTCTTTGGCAGCGCAGTTGAGCATAGCAATATACTTCTTAGTAGAAGTCTTCGACAAGGCAAGCCGTCCCCCGAGAACCTCTTTGACCAAGTCGGGAGCATCCGGGGTATTTTTAAAATATTCTAGAATCTCAGGTTTGCCAAGTGCTGGGAACTCGAGCCCGAAGTTGGTTTTGAGCCATGTCTTGAGCTGAGCTAAACTGTTAGGATTGTCCAAGCCCGTTAGCTCCTTCATCCGGTCGGTCATCTCCTCCGTGTACACCTCATCAAAAGAGATGGCGTTTCCGGCCATGTCGAGATCGATCAAGATGCCCCGATCATTGATGCTCTGGTCTACCAGGTAGTTCCGGCGTTCGAACTCCGGGAACGGGAATTGATCCAGCTGTTCCACGATCTCGCGTTCTGCAATCACGTCATATTCGGCATACGTCTTGAATTCGCTCCACTTGTCAGGGTCGTCGTCCGGCATGTTCCGGGTTCTCATACCGTTGGACTTAGTTGGCTTGCACGGGGAACAGAAAAACCGGATTAAAGCTTTACCGGTCGACTTCTTCCCGTGCTCCCCGAGGACCAACGCCTTGGAGAGTTCATCCAGAGCCAAAGGCAGTCCGCAATAGGCTGCTTTGGTCATTGAGCAATACAATTGATCGATCGGGATAGGTAGTCCTATACGCTTAAATACGAGTCTCTCAAATACAGCGTTATGAGCCCATTTCTCAATCCCCGGATCAGTTAAAGCGGAGATGAAATAGTCGGGGAGCTCCTCTCCTTTGGCCAGATCAATCACCTGAACGGGAGAGGTGTCAAAGGCGAAAGACACTATAAGGAGCTGAAAGCCCCCCGACTCTATGTATTTATAGGCGCCCGTGGACTTAATGTCCTCCGGGCTATATGTTTCTGTATCGAAATATAAGCGTCTCGGCATGTTAATTATTGTTAAATTTGTTGCTGGGCGGGGATTCGAACCCCTAATCCCAAATAAGACCCAGCATACCAACCTACATAAGGTCGTCGTCCCACGGGTTCTGGCCGAAGTCCTCTTCTGCCGAAGATCCCCCGGAGAGACGTTCTCCGTCAGCCAACTTCTGGAGGTTGTTCAGCCCGCAAGCAACGCCTTTGTTGCCATTCGTGTTGAAAACGTAGAAGTTGATCGACGCCCGGCCATAGCATCCGGAGTAGAAATCCTCTTTTTCGATGATGGGGTTGAGGTTGACGTCCACGATGCCAGGACGGTTGTCCGAGTTGGCATTGACGAACATGTGCCCAGCATACTCCGGGTTGTCCGGTCTTTCGGTGTCCCCGTCACGGAGGGGGTTCTTCCACGTGGGGGGAATCTTGCCACCCAATTTGGCGATGCCTTCTTTGAGAGCCGTGTCGATGGCCTCCTTGACCCGAGCCAGAGTTGCCGAGTCAGACTTCGGGATGAGGATGGACACCGAGTATTTTGCTCGGTCAGAACCCTCCATCGCCCGGGGTTCCCATACGTTGGCGTAACTGAACCGGACTTTGCCGGTTACTACTTTGGTTGTTGCACTCATAGTTGTGAAGTTTAGTTATTAGAAAAATCGAGTTTTGCTTGTTCAATTCCCATTGCCGGACGCTTGTCAGACTCGGGGACGAGAGTGGGTTTGCCAGGAGCTTTGATGACGAGGTCCCCGACCAGTGAATCGAAGTCCTTTTTGAGGAGCTTCTCGATTGCCGGGATTCCGGCCAGTTTGACAACTTGGAACTGATCCGGGGTGTAGTCGCATGCGGTAAGAACTTCCTGAACTGCATTCTCATCAGTCCATTTCCGTATTGACCTTCCTTCGACTACCTTATACCCAGGGATCTTCTCTCCCGATATGGCTTTGGAGAGCAGGTGCTCAGATACAGCATTTACCCATTCTTGAAGCATGGGGGCTTGCTCAAAAATCTGAGCGAGCTCCTCAGTGGTTAGGAGTTCGGGCTCTTTGAACTCGTGTTTGGCCAAGTCCAGATTGTGGTCTGCCATCTTGCGACACAAAGCTTTGACTTTACACCACCTGCACCAGTGCCCGACTTGGAATTCCCCCTCCCCGGAGTAAGCAAGAGCTGCTTTGGGTTTCACTACCTCCTCACCCCATTTGTAGAGGTCTTCGGGGGTAATCTCCCATGACGAGATTCGCTCCTGGCGGGGCTGGACTATAGTCAACTTCACCATGTTGATGTCGTAGACCATTTCAAATTTGGACAAGGCTCCGAGAGCATACAGCATCAACTGAGCATTGTTCTCAGCGAAAACCGGCACGCCAGTGCCAAACTTGAGGTCTATGATCTCCATGACCCCGTCAGCGATAATGCAAGCGTCCCCAGTGCCGAACCCTTGTTCGACCCAAGCCGAGAAGTCCAGTCGCTCCTCCAAGAGAACGAGAGCGTCTTTGGTTTTCCGCAGAGCTTCCGTATATTGGTCCGTTACGTACTGGCAATAAGCCATTACGGGCTCATCCATGGCCTCAGTGTAGAGGTCACTCTTCTTCAGCTTCCGGAGTTCAGCAGACGTAACGTCAACAGGCGTTATGAGAAACCTCGCTCGGAGGTAACATTCTGCCATCTCGTGAGCCAGAGTGCCCTCTTCGGCATACTTGGAAGGCTTACCGGTTTCCTCAACTTTTTCCTCCAGTCTGGCACTGGGGGTGCAGTTGATCCACCGGTCTGCCTTTGATGCCGAAAGCATGGCGTGCTTACGAGATGAATGATTCGGGGTTCCCATTACGCAAGGTCTTTGAGGAATTCGTAGAACGAGTCGTAGTTTCGGGCATCCAATCCCGTCACATTCTTCGCTCCCAGTTCAGTGAGCTTTGCCCGGATGGCTTCGCGGTTGTTGTCCACCTTACTTGCAAGAAGAGTCCGGATGTCCTGAATGGAGACAGCGGGGTCGGAACCCAAAGAGGAGTTCGTATCCATCGGCATGGGTTCAGGTTCCTCCATCTTCTTGGGAGTAGGAGTCTGAGCCGGAGCTGGCTTCTTCACGTCCTGTGCAGGAGCTGGTTTCTTGACGTCAGTCGTCTTGACTGTTACAGGATTTGATCCTATGGCCTGACAGATTTTGCGGACCATTTCGAGATCCTGAGTCTCTTCGAGGTTTGCCTCGAACTTAATTTCTACTTTCATTGGCTTGATGATTTTTGATTATGGCGTTCAGAAGTTCAATGTACTGGCTGAGGGGTATAGCTGGGGCATGAAGAACAATTTCATGAAACAGGGACCCGAGATGAAACAACTTCGTCTCTCCTGTTTCGACCGATAACTCTGCTCTGTAGTTTCCGTTTGTCAGAATACATGTCTCCCCCTTAAATTCAGAGCTCCATCCTCCTTTGTAGAGGTTGTCGAATGATACTCCAAGCCAAGCTGCTAATCGGGAGACTTGCTCCGAATTTAACAAGGCTTTTCCGTTGAGGATCCGTTGGAGGGATACTCGAGGGAATTTGTTACCGGGGAACAGAATTTCTGCCACTTCTTGAGTTCTCAAACCCCTCTGTTCGATTAGTTCTCTGAGATTGATAGCCATTGTCTTATCCTTTTATTTGTATCATAAATATAATCAATTTTTTCCCCCTATGAAAATTTTTTCAAGCTTCTTAGTGCGAATTGTCTACTTAGTGAGAAGGTAGACCATTTGAGCAATAAACGTACTCCTCCCGCTTGGACTGAGACGACTGTATGCTTCTCGTATAGGCTCAATGGCTTTCTCGAGCTTGAGGTCTTCTTCTTCTTTCTTCAGTTCCTTGGTGGCTCTGTAAACCCGGATCCCTTCCTGCCACTCCAGAACGTCGCCCTTATTTGGCCACCAACCCGCCACGGGGACGAATTTGGAGCTGAGCACATAAGCCAATTTGCCGTCCTCCGAAAACGGCTGACGAGTGATAGCTCCCGGAGTACAATTGGGGTTGATCTTCTTCTCGAACGTGAGGGTCTCCGGATGTGTAGGTTCCTCCCTGGGAAGCTCGTCCATCATCATGTAGTGAAATCCGACAGGGTTGATCTTCTTCTCGGACGATGTGGGCTCCATGTATGTGGGTTCCTCTCCGGGAAGCTTGTCAATTACCATGTAGTGAAATCCGAACTCGTCTTCGTACTTGAACACTACGTATTTTTCAATCTTTTTCATGTCTATATGTTTAAGGGCCTTGCGTATATTCTGCATTTCTCGCCGAAGTAGATAAATGTCTGACCGCTAACTGCAATGTCTTTCAGGTCAGTCTCAGTGTAAGACTCATACTCGCCTTCAATGTTAATTCGAGTGGCTCCTCGGGAGTTAGCCAAAGCTCTGAGGGAGGTGAAGACCCCCTTAACGTATCCCGTTCGAGTGACGATGAGGAGTACTGATTTTATTGCTCCCATAGTTGTGTAGTTTGTATCACAAATATAATCAGCATACTTTTCCGTTTGTTTTGAGAAGTCCCATCATGACAATTTCGAGAGGGTTGGGTGAAGCTGGTTCTGACTGTCTTTGGTCTTCCACCAATTTCTCCCACATTGAGCCAGCTTTAAATCCGATGAATGCCAGGAGCTTCTCCTTTCTTGTGAGAGGTTTGTCGGTTTTAATGCCAAACTGGTCAAGAATAGACTGAATCCCTTCATTGACAAAATCCGACTGATTGGTAACTGATTCTCTGTGAATAACTCCGAGGAGAACCTCTCCCACATTGCTGGGGTCCTTCAGTTCCTTGGATACGATTCCGTTATAATAGTTGTCCGATTTGGGGTCCGGATCTGCCGGGAGGTCCCAGTTGAATTCCTTTTTCACAATAGTTGGCTTGAATTTATGTTCTATTTTTCCTAACTCCATTACCTGATTGAGGGTTAACCGATGCCCGTCCTCCGTAGTTACTACGTCCGATCCGGTTAGCTGAGGATCCATGTGAGTGGTTAACATTTCTGAAAGCCTTTTCTCTGGGGGAGGTCCTGGAGCTCCGCTTCTGGGCATTACAAATATAAGAAAAATTTTTTGAAGTAAAAAATTTTTCGATTGAAAAATGAGAAAAAAGTTGGGATCCCTGTTTCAGGGTCCCGGGAATTAAAACTGTTTGAACCCGTAGCGGTTGAGTTTATGTTCCAGGAGCTGGAATTTCATATACCCCATGCCCAAACCAGTTCCTACCATATTTACGAACGGGATTCGGCTGGTGATGAAGACCCCCCCCCATCTCAGATCCTCCGGAGGTCCTGTACCTATTAATAAGTACGTGCTCGTCCGTGATAGGGTCAAACCGGTCTTTTACATTGGCTGCCCATTTCCGGGTCATCCCGTTTTTCAGGAGGATGGTTCTGAGTTCCGCCATGGTGTAGCAGAAGGTATGGACTCCGTTGTTGAAGGTAAGACTGAATGCCCATTTGAACTGACCGGAGGTGAATTTGTTGACCTTGAGTTCGAGTCCCTGATTGTTGGTGTAGGTTATGATTTTCATGTTGTAGTTTGTTTTTGTTTGTATCATAAGTATAAGAATTCTGCTGCAAATACTACGGTAAAATAGCCGGGGAACAATAAAATTTCTATTGTTCCTCACCTAAGTGATTGACACTCAATGGGTTAGGCCCTAAAATCACCCTCGGAGAAACAATGTAAACAATGATTTCTATATAACCTTTTTATGGGGGTCTTATCCTCTTTAAGAACACTATTATCCAATGTTAGAACACATATTCCCTATTCAGGTCTTCCTCCTAAATTATTGTTTACATTGTTTACAAGGGCCTAAATCATTGATATTCAATCGATTATAGAGAAACAATGATTGTTTATTATTGTTTCTCATTGTTTACTGCTGGTCCCTGCCACTGGGGCCAATATCCCCGGCTTGTGGACACAAAAAACCCGGACTTCCCTAAGCCCGGGACGGAGTAGTTTCCTAAAATTTCCAGCTAAAGCCGACCTCATACCCCGATCGGGTCAGCTCGAAGTCCCGCATATAGGATATGTCTACTCCGAAATTCCTGTAATATATGCCTCCCCCAGCCCCAACCTGCCCGAATGAGTTAGCTGAAGCTCTCAGGAAGGGGGACCATTTCTGGGACCTCGTTTCTTTGATCTGTTCTCGGACGGGGATATACTTGTACGTAAGATGCTGGAGAGTGTTGTATTGGACTGTAGCCTCCCAGTCAAATTGGCCAATTTTGGGATCTTTGAAGAATGTTCCAGCGTATTTCCTGGTCGTATTCCAGTCCAATATTGTCCTTTTTACGCTCTCCAGAGTATCCACCTCCTTTTGGTCCTCCCCAAAACCCCCTCCATTTGTGATTTCTGGAGGTGTTTGGGGAACCTTTTCCTCCTGGCCCTTATAGATATATATCAATTTGATTGGATTCCTAAAACCCTCCCATTTTGGAACCAAATCCGGGACTTTGACCTCCCCCTGAATTGGGGGTAAATCGACGTACTTTATAACTGTCTTTTCCTCGACTGTTTTACGCCCGATTATAAAGCCTATACCTACAAGAACTATTGTGCAGAGTACTCTCTTTAGTAAGTCCATATCGTGTCCTGCGGGAGGGTTTTAGAAGCATCTACGTGGATGAAACTCCCGTCGATGCCTATTCTACGAATGCGCAATGCAATGGCTGCCCGGAGTATCTTCATCCGATTGGGGCCCGAGGCACACCGGATGTCCACTGCCAAACCTTCGGTGTGAGCACTGTTACCGGACCGTCCTTTGGCCTTATCGTGTTCTTTGGAACGATAAGCACAATTGAGGACGAGGGGGATGCCTGCCTTTTCACGGAGGTCATCCAGGAGATCGAGGAAGTCCTGGTCCATGTCTTCGATGGAGCAAGACGGATTGCATCGCTCGAATTCTTCGGGCTTAAAATACTTACTTGTCTTCATGGCATTCAAAATCTATTTGAGTTTTCTTGCTGACCGATCTCTCCATGTATGACCGGAGAGCCCGGAATATGGGATGATTCGAAATGATTGCGGAGTTCTCCAGAAAGCTCCAAAACTCAGTCCCGACCACAAAAGCAGCGAAGAAGTTGGCAAGGTTGAGACCCCCCAAGTTCGGGAGGACATGCACGTCAAGCATGTAGGCCATGCCAATACCGATAATGCTGAGCCCCAACTTCCAACACGTGTCCCACATTTTCTCGCTTTTGAACACATATTTTTGATGGGCTCGTTTGTGGCGCTTGTAGTCAGCAATATTTCCAGTTATGAAGTCGACGATAATGGCAATACAGACACAGAGGATAAGGACCTGGACCGGAGCTAAAAGACCCCAAAACCCTACAATGCTCCCGCATATCCATTTTCCCGCTCTCATGACTTCCTCCTCCATATCTGTTAAACTTATAATTTATTACGTCCTATAATCATTTTACGAGACGGGGACTCCCTGTATTCAGTACATGGAGTCAGTAACCGCAGAGCTTTAAGGTGATTTATAGCCTTCTCGAGGTAGGCTTCCCCGATGTTCCGTGCTTCGTTCGAGCTACGGATGATGATGTTGTCTTCTACTCGAGTGCTGAATTCGCCATCTTTGTACCTCACCCCGAAGGCAGTGGGATTGATTGGATTGTTGACGATGAATCGGGAATACGCAATGTATGCAATGGCGATCTTGAGTCCTTCGCTTCGACCATCCCCGGAACAGCCACCATCATAATACCCGCCTTCCATGGCGGCAGTGTACTGATCTTTTGTAATGGTTACGTCCCCGTATTGGAAAGGACCGGGGCCGGAAAAGTCTGTCTCGTCGAGCCATCTGTAGAGATTGGCTCCTATGGCATCCACCAGTCTGAGAGTCTCAGCCTCCCGGATATACGGCTCCAGTCTGGCCGGGTCGTTGATGTTCTCGGCTATCGGCCGAACATTCCGAAGGTCGTTAGAGTTGAGTATCATCGGGCATGAGTTTTATAATCTCCTCGTCGTAAAGCCCATAAATGAGCTTGAGCATGTTTCTCTTCTGAACAGTGGAGAGCATCTGGTCCCGGATAATCTCCAGTACCTGAGTCATGTTGTCCTTGCCAATTCTGTCTGCTATAGACTCGCCGGCATTGTAAGTGAGAGACTGAATAGCGAAGTCGGGATTTTCCAAAGGAGCCCACCAGTACTCAAAAATCGATACGAAAGTCTCCTCCAGCTGCTGACGCTCCCGTACTGTAACAGAGTTGTAGTACTTGTAGGCATTGGTCATGAGATCAGCCCCAAAGTTAGCCCCCACGTCAACAGCTCGAAGAATGGGAGGCTGCTTGAAGGCTTGACCGATGTTCTCCGGGATGACTCTCTGCGTTACTTCGAATGCTTTGTCATAGTTCTCCCCGGAGAACCTTATGAACTGGGGCACCTCATCTTTGGACTTGCACTGTATGTACCACAGTTGAGAAGTGTTCTCGTCTCCTTGAAACTTGTTGAGCTCTTTCTGGGTCTCATTGACTTGGGACTGATCTTGAGTCTCGTCCTTGATGTCTACCAAGATCCCAGCTGACAAGAAGTTGGAGCATGCGTTTCGACCGGCTACATTGGCAAGTGCTTCCTCAGTTCTCATGTCTGTCATCTCAGCGATGAAGATGGGGACCGGGTAAGAGGGACTGCCTTCAGAGTCTCCGGAAAAGTAGAGGATCTGGCCATTGTAGTTGTCCCATCCGCCAGCTTCTTCTACCTGGTTCAGGATAACCTCCGGATCCGGGTTGAAGAGGTGAAACCACTCAATGTCGGACGGGGACCACCGGGACCTCGTCTTGTCTCGGTGACCCCAGTCAGGATGATATGCCGTCCGGCCAATGAATCCACCATCGTCTGCCTTCGCAAGTCGGAGAGACTCGAACGGAATGTGGTGGATCGAACTGACGCGGAAGTTCATATTGTAGTTAACATGGATGGCGAACCCATGCCATAACGTGAAGTCTTTGCATACCATGCGGAGGATCTTGTCGAGCTTCTCCCCTTCTTTGTTGACCCGCAATTTGTAGATACCCGGATCTTTGAATCCGTGACCGTATACGAAGTCATTGTATATGCTCAAGCAGGCATTGCCGGTCTTTGAAGCCTGAACAATCTCGCTGACTGTCTGGGGAAAGTCGTTGGTATCTCCGTATGTTTGGATGCCATATTGTCTCCAGTCCCGAGATTCGAACTGAGGAGCTGATTTGATCTGTGCAACTTTCATACTGGCGTAATTTTAATAGTAGGAGGGACGGGAAGCGACCCCGTCCTATTACCAGTCCTATTTGGACCCTCCTTTTTTGGCTCCCTTCTTGGGAGCCTCTGAAACGGGATTGACTATCCGGTTGTAAGCCTCTTCGATCTCCCCGGCAGACATTTGCGAGTCTGCATAGGCTTCTTTGATGGCTTCCAGATCCATCCCGGCGTCGATGAACTCCTTCACCTCGGTGTCGAT